TTGTACTAAGATCACTTCTATTTAAGTGATCTGTTACATCAGTTAATATTTCGCCCCAATTTGCCATAGTTTAGAATCTTTCTAAAGAAGGAGAGCCGAAGCTCTCCCCCTTTATGATTGTTATTTTCTTTGTCCTACAAGGCAAACTGTAACAGTTGCCGCCGCAGTAATATTCGCAGTTTCTACTTCGATCTTAATTTGATCTCCAGCAGACGCATCGAACGGAGCTACATTCATTTTCACAAATGATGCTCCACCAGCGGTAGTGTCTCCTGTGATTGCAGTCGCACCAGCGTATAGTGCGATAACAGCACTACCCAAAGTTGCAGAATGAGCCACAGAAGCGTCCATTACGATCATATCAGCTGGTACATCGAAAGCGAAAACAAAGTCTCCGTCATTCGCTGTTCCAGATACAAACGCAAAGTCTTCCTTGATGACAAATAACCCACCATCAGATTTAAGAGCAACCTGATTAGCGGCTTTTTCTAGTGTAGTAACATCAGCCATAGTTTCCTCCTAAATTAATGTGAAGCCGCCGCACTATCTATGCAGATAACGCCGAAGTCTTCTGAGTTAAAGATTGTTTTTTGTACGCCCCAGATAAGAGATGTTGCAATACCTACTTTGTCTTCGTAGTCGAAAGTCTTTTCAGTATATTTCATTCTTTCTTGTCCGAAACCACGACCAAAAGAAACAATTCCAGATTGCGAACCTAAAAGCATAGCTCTTGCCGCCGCAACATTACCACCAGAACCATAGTCTGAGAAAGTAGGTACACGAGTTGATTCTACAAGTAGAACTCCGTGATATTTACCTAGTGCTTGACTAAAGATTGGGTTATCAGAAATTTTGCCACCTTGCATAGCCGCTTTCTGAATATCCAACCATTGTCCTGTGTTAGTGCTTGTTCTTAGATCGTGAACTTGGTACGGGTGAAGTAACATTACAAATGCAGTTTCACCGCCAAAGTTAGCTGGTCTCATAGTAGGGGACGCAAGTTTAGCTTTCTCAACAGCTCTATCAATATCAGATAGAGATAGTTTATCAGCCGCATCTACATTAGCTTTCGCTGTTGCATCGTTAGCATAGATAATTCTATTTGTTGATGGAGCAGTTATTGTGTTTCCCGCAAACTGATAAGTGGTAGCCGCAGTATTACCAGCTAGGTAATTGATTACGGAGCTATCCATTCTTTCAGCCCACCATTCGGCACAAGCCGCTTTAGCATCGTTTCGTAAGTCGAAATCTACTCGTTGTTGAGAGATACCAAGATCAACTTTCATAGCGTGTCTCATATTATCTATGAAAAGATCAGTAGAAGTATAAGTTAGTCCTTCTTCGTGTCCTTCTAAAGTTGAGTTTCCTGTAACAGGAGAACCACTTGGAAGTGATCTTAAACGGAATCTTACTCTATCACCAGCAGACTTATTCAGTTCGTCTTTTACTTGAATAATAGACGTATCTGTTTTCCCCATCAACTTGCCAAAAATTGTTTGCTTGACGGCATCTTTAAACGCCGCCTTGCCCCACAATTTTAGGGTCAAGTTATCAGAAGAAGTAAAGTTAGTAGTCGCCATAGCGATTATTCTCCTTATTTAAGTTATTGTTAAAAAAAATTGTAAATAACGGATTTACACGAATTGGTATTACTGCACCTACAGATTTTCTTTAACGAGAAGAACCGACTTACAAATGACGCTTTGTTATGCGAGATGGAGAAGGGGCAAACTATCCCATTGGGATTGATATTCCTTCTCTAAAACTTTTTTCTGCTCAATTTCCCACTTGTTCAAATAAATCTGAGCGTCCGAGACTTGAGCTTCACTAATGTATATCACATCTAAGGCAGACAATTCAAGCTCTTTGGCGGCAATAATTTGAGGCAGACCAGAAATAACTTGTATTGTTTTACCTTTCTTGACTAAAAATATCGGGCGTAATGACGCTTCGGCTTCAGACATAGCTTCTAGCACCTTTTGAAACTTTTCGCTCTTTTTTAGCTTAGTTATTTTATCTCTTAAACTTTTGTCTAAGGAAGATACCAAACTGTTAGGTTTTTGAGACTTTGACTCAAACTTTTCACTAACAGTTACTTTTTTATTCTTAAAGACGGATTTAGCCATTACGCTTTATCGAGAGATTTCAAAATATTGTCCAATTCATCGTCTCCCAATTTGTTAAATTCTGAATCTTCCATCTCGTATATTTCTGCCGCTCTTTGTTTAAGCGATCTGTTTTTACCAGATTTTGCACCCCGTACACTAGATAGTGTTGTGGGAGCGTTGCCTTGTTTAGCCCTATCAAAATCTGAAGTGATAGCTGGTTCAGAATTATTTTGTTGAGTTTGAGACATATAAAGATCATACATATTAGCTAAATCTCTCCAATCATATCTACTATTTAATTCTTCTTGAGTGTAGCCCTTTTTTAAGCCCCATTGAACAATATCTTTAGCGTGTTTTGTAAATTCTGGTCTTTCTTGATAAAGTTTTTGTGTATGCCAATCAATAATTTTTTGTTGATCTTCAATTGCTTTTTGTTTTTCGTTATTATCCATAATTTGCATTTGATGGGCTTTTGTAGCTCCTATTGGATCTCTTTGAAAATTTTGTTCAAGCATTTTTTTATCTTCGGCTAATTTTTCAGCTCTAGCTTTTTTACTTTCTTCAATTTTATCTAAAACAGCTTGTAAACTTTCTTTGGTGTCTTTTTCATTTTTACGAGCTTCCCTACGGGCTTTATTTTGATTCCACAAACCATCAATAATTTCATCTGGGGTTTTTTTAGCCCATCTGTTTTTAAAATTTTCGTAATCGCTATCTATATTAGTTTCCACATTTGCGTTAGCGTCTTCCGCTTCTGCTTCTTGTGGGGTTTCGTTTGTTTCTGCCTCGTTGGTTTCGGCTTCATTTGTCGAAGCTTCATTATTCAGCTCCTTTTGTTCGTCTTCAGTTAAATCTAAATCGTCTAATGCTTCTGACATATTTTACTCCTATTGGGGTTGTTGTGGTTGAGGTTGTTGGTTCATCATATTTTCCAACATTTGCTTCCATTCATCTTTAATATGTTGAGATATTGGAAGTATATCAACAAAACTTGGTGGCACAGGCACACCAGCTTGAAGAAGCATAGGTAGAGTTGTTTGAAGAATATACATAGTCGCCATTTTATCGTTAGGCGTATCTGTACTATCCTCAACAATTGCATCATACTTGCCAAACTGTAAATCTCTTGTAGCTTGTATGTACTTAGCTCCTCGTTCCCCCATTATTCTAACTTTACGATCATCAGCTATGTATTGCTGAATCATAGAAATTAAAACTGTTCCAATTAACCTTCTAGTTAATCTTAAATTGTCAAAATAAGTTTCAAGTATTGTCATACCTTGTCGTTGTCTCATTTGCATAACAATACCAGCCGTATCTTTTGGTGATGAACCTAATAATTCGACATTCACACCAGAAATATCTCTCATATTTTGTAATCGTGTTTGAGCCATCTCCATAACGTGTCGAGGTAAAGGCATAGCCCTTAATTGTTGTGGTACACCTCTTGTGGCATTGTACTCACCAATAAAACCAGCTTGTGATGATCGTTGTTCCCAACGCCTTTTATCTACAAACGCACCTCTAGGAGCGATCCACCCAGATTTAGGTTGTGTTTGAACCCAATGCAATAATGCAGATTGCTCAACATTATGTTGCCGTTGAGCATCTTTGATAGATTTTACAATACCAAACCAGCTTTCGTCTTCATCATCACGCAAACCAAAAATAGGTATAATAGGAAACGCTTTTAAATTAGTGTGTGGGCTTGGCTCTTTTAATAAAGTTACTGCACCACAAACAAAGCCGTGAAATATTTGTTTGATTGGTTTTTTTATGTAATCAATTGACTCGGCTACAGGCAAACCTTGAGCTTGTTGTTGTTCAGCCGTTTGTTTTAAAATTGCGTCTAGCTCGTCCATTGTAAGTTCTTCTGTCATTCCTGTTTCTGGATTTTGGACTAATGCACCTTCAACAAACTCACTATGCCAAACTTCTAATACTTGATAAGTTCCATCGTTCTTTCTAAAAACTCTACCGCCATATAAATAATCATCGCCTTTGAATGTTTGTTCAGTTGAAGTTTTGTTTGTTTGGTCTCCGTGTAGACCTTTTATTAACTCTAACTTTTCTTCTCCAAAAGTTGCCGCTATCTGATCTTCCGTTAAATATTTTTCTCTAATAACATATCGAGCATCGTATAAATCTTCACGCTCAGATACAGGGTCTATGTAAACTTCACTAGGTTTTACTCTTGATATTCTGATCTCACCCGTAGACTCAACGCTGTAATCAATTGTTAGTTCAACAAAACCTCTGCCACAAATAACCATATCTTTAAATGCTTTTGAAATTTCATATTCGCCGTTGCAAGTGTCCATAACCCAACGGATTAATTCAGACATAGCAAAAGCTCCAGCGTCATCGTCTGGATCACGACCAAAAACTTTTATTTCTTGTCGGTTTTGTCTTTCTTCACCAAGAACGGCATTAATAATTGGCAATACATAGTTTAAAGTGAGAGCTGGTCTACGCTCATTACGCATTGTGGCTTTGGCGTTTTCTTCCCATTGATGACCAGAATAAAATTTAAAGTCTTCATCTGAACACTCACGCATTTCAGCTTCTTTTTTGTCTGATTGCTTAAACCAAGATTGTATTGAAGTTGCATATTCTACATCTGCAAGTTCAAAAGCACCTCTTGTTTTTATGTCGGCTTTGTAATCTTCCATTGATTAACCAAAAATTAATGCAAGTATAACAATTACACCTACGCCTATTGCTATCTTATATTTTTTTGGTAACTCAAGGAATTTATCTTTGATAAGATTAATATATTCCATTGTTTGTCCTATTAATAATATGGTTTTTTCTTTTTCTTTGGCATACTAGCCCGTCATATAATCATATTCGCCATTATTTGTCCAATCTTGTCTTAACATTTCTTCCTTATCTTCTCTGTTAGGTTCACTTTCTACGGGTTCAGCAAAGGTTAAAGCTAAAGCATCTGCATAATCAGGTGATCTTACTCCCCGTCTGCGTAATTCGTCTTTTGTCTCAAGTTTAACTCGATTACGCATATCTGGTTTTTGTTTAATTGTTATCAATTCTTCTAGCAAAATATCGTTTCTTGGTAGTTCACACCCGCCTTCTTCAAGCCAATCTTTCATTGATGACCACATTTCTGCTTTTTTGTTTGAAAATCTGTCTGGATCAGTTGATCTTGCCGCTGGATTTATGTCTCTAACTTGCTCAAAGCCCAATGACCATAAATCTTCTATTACTCCCCAGCCCAAACTACCGCCACCTTCTATGAATACAGCTCTAACTTCTCGATCCATTTCTTCACGCCAATAGTATATTTCATCTGCTACGGCTTTTACTACTTCTTTTAAGGTTTTGTTGTCTATTTCCTTTATACGATCTGGTACTGTTGCACCTATTCTGGGGCATATAACAGTCCTGTCTCCACCTTGCCTAGATACATCTACGCCTAAAACTAATGGACTTCTGTAATATGGCTTTATTTTGCTATCCATTGCAAGTTCAACAATTTCTGGAGATATAAATTGATCTGGGCTTGTTCTAGGCGGTATTCCAAGCACACGGATATTATATTCGTTGCTGTGTTCGCCTAACACGACTTTTTGTTCTTCGACCCAAGCTGGTGAAACAAAAGGCGAGTCCATCGCCGCTACTGT